ACCACGTTAAGGGAGGTCGCTATGTTCCGTTGTCCGCTTTGTGGCGCATCTGCCCGTATCCGCACCAGTCGTCCGGAAAATGATTCAAACACCGTGCGACAAAAGTATTACCAGTGCAACAACCTGGAATGCGGCGTATGCTTCTCAACACTGGAAGCTTTCCATAAATTCACATCGAAGCACGCCTCCGGCGTTCACTCTTCAGAAGGTATCCCGTGGCATGAGCTGCCAGCTTCGCACAGGGGAAACAATCAGATGAGTTTGCCTTTACCTCAGAATTAACAGGCAGAATTGCCGGAGTAACAAAAAAGCGATAGATTACGCGCGGGTGCCTTTCGGCTGATGGTCGGAGGGAATACCCGAAGGCCAGATGTGGAAAGGCCCCGGAAAACATCTCTGTTTAACCGAGGCCCTAACCGCATTACCTTGACAAGTGAAAGGTTAGCGCCTCTCCGGAAAAGGAGCAAGTGCTATGTCGCAAAAATCGCTTACGGCCATCACGTTCTGCGTGACGGCAATCCTCATCATCTGGATGCTGCACGGTTCGCTGTGCGAAATACGGATGAGCTTCTGGGGAGCGGAGTTTGCGGCGTTCTTACAGTGTAAGCAGTAAGGAAACCGCGACGGGGGAGCAATCCCCCGTCAATCGGTTGCCAGGGTAAGGTCGATAAGGCACCCTATCTCACAGACATGAACAACAAACCCGCAGCGTAAAAACTGCGGGTTTTCTTTTTGGTGCCCTCACCGACTTGAAACAGTGATCAGACTATAAGACAAAGCCCACAATGTAGCGGGCTTACTCCCCTCTCCCTCCACCGAATGTGGACACATAGTGGAACAAAGAGAGATAAAATATTATAAATCAATCGGTTATTGAAAGAAAAAAGGCCGCAGAGCGGCCTTTTTAGTTAGATCAGATTACTCGTCTTTGGGCGAAGCGTTTTCGACCCGGCTTTTTAACTTCTGCCCGGGTCTGAAGGTCACCACGCGCCGTGCTGTAATGGGAATATCCTCGCCCGTTTTCGGGTTACGTCCCGGGCGTTGATTCTTATCACGCAGATCGAAGTTACCAAAACCAGAGAGTTTCACCTGTTCGCCGTTTTCCAGAGCGCGACGGATCTCTTCGAAAAACAGTTCAACCAGTTCTTTGGCATCCCGCTTGCTAAGCCCAAGCTTATCAAACAGATATTCTGACATTTCAGCTTTTGTAAGCGCCATAGGTTCAATCCCTCAATGATGCCTGGAATCGCTCTTTTAATGCCTCTACACATTTGGCGACGGTAGCGGCAATCTCCTCTTCTTCGAGTGTACGGCTGGTATCTTGCAGGATCAGGCTTATGGCGAGGCTCTTATACCCCTCCGCAACACCCTTACCGCGGTACACGTCAAATAAGTTTACGCCAACTACCTGATTTACGCCAACTTTCTTACATTCGGATAAAATATCCGCTGCGGGAACGTTTTCTGCGACCACCACCGCGATGTCACGACGGTTCGCCGGGAAGCGAGAAATCTCGCGCGCCTGAGGCACCACGCGGTCTGCGAGCTTGTTCCACTCCAGTTCGAACACCAGAGTGCGACCGTTAAGATCCAGTTTACGTTCCAGTTCAGGATGAACAACCCCAACAAAACCAATACGTTCACCTTTCAGATAAATCGCTGCGGATTGCCCCGGATGCAGTGCCGGATTCGCTTCTGCACGGAACTCAACCTCATTCAGTTTACCGGTCAGGTCGAGAACGGATTCAAGATCGCCTTTCAAATCATAGAAATCAACGGTCTCTTTTGCCAGGTTCCAGTGCTCTTCGTAACGGTTACCGCAAATCACACCGGCTAACATCAGATCCTGACGAATGCCCAACGGTGCCTGAGTATCTGGTACGAAACGCAGACCGCTTTCGAAAATGCGCACACGGTTCTGCTGACGGTTCTGGTTGTACACCACGGTTGCCAGCAGGCCGGTCCACAGAGAAAGACGCATTGCTGACATTTCAACAGAGATCGGGCTTGGCAGCAGTAAGGCTTCAACGCCTGGATGGATCATCTGCTGCACTTTCGGATCAACGAAGCTGTAGGTGATCACTTCCTGATAGCCTTTGTCGTTGAGCAGCGTTTTCACGCGCTTGAGCGACAGGTCAGCTTCACGGTGAGTACCCATAATCAGGCTTGCCTGTACCGGC